CCGCCGGGGATCTTGTGCGAGTGCGACTGGAGCGCACCCCATCAACTGGCGCATCAAGCCTGCATGACTACCTGTATGAGGTGGATCGAATCGGCAAGTCACTTGCGGGCGAGGTGCGCTTGGATCTGACGCACTTCCCGGTCGATGCCAACAAAGCCAGCGTCGTAGCACAGGAAGTCAATGCCGCTGTTGGTGGCGGACTGGTCATCGGCACTGGCGCAAGTGCCATCACCTGCGACATCAACTCCTTTAACGACACCAGCGTTCCTGCTGAATCGTTCACAACTGGGTCCTTCCCGGATTACGGTTCCAGTTTCGGTGGTTTTGGTGCATCTGGCCTAGGCGATCCTGGCGTTAGCAATCCCAGCGACAGTGTTGGTGGTAATGAGCCTGGTGCAGGCCCCGGCATTACTGGCACGCCAGAAGTTGGGCAAACGCTTTCATACGATCCCGGCTGCCCCGGTGCTTATACCGAATGGCGCCTAGTCAACAACACAACAGGTGCGTATGAAGTTGTAGGCTCTGGCGTTGCCGTTGACTACATTGCTACATCTGCGGCCACTGCTGCAAACGTTACTGTGACTGCTGTTGGCAAATGTCCCGATCCCTCGTCGCCAGACGGTTACGGCCCAGAGATTACTTCATCGCCTTTGACAATCCAGAATCCTTGTACTGCTCCTGAAGGCCAGGGCTTCACAGGAACTATCAGCCCCACTGGTACTACTACAATAAGCTGGTCAGGCGGCGCACTTTTGTATAGAAACACGTCATACTTTGCTGGTTACGAAGCGTGTGAAGGTACTTTTGTATACGGCTCAACTGAGCAGGATCCAGGAGGTGTTTTTGATTCCCCGGGCGGTACTACTATTACAGGCGGCATTATCGGTTTGCGGTTCGAAAGTGAGGTAGGCGGCGCGAACAACTGGCAACCTGCAAGTCTTATTGGCTCGTGTGGCGGCTACGGAAACGGTCTGAGACTCGCCGTTGTGCGAGCCAATGGAACAAGCGAGGGAATTATTGGTGTCTCTAGTCAAGGGCAGGCTCACGATTACTACAGTGTGTATAGAACAGGTTTAACTTTTAGCAGCACCGCACCCGATGCAGTTGATGCCACTAATTACTTTGGTGGGTGCAATTAAAAACAATGACTCACACTGACCGTCTAGCAATCTGCTCCTCTTGCCCCCACTTCCAGGATGGAGTACAGCGTTGCAAGCTGTGCGGCTGCTTTATGCAGCTCAAAGCACGAATTCCTCAGGCAAAATGTCCTGATGGGCGCTGGTAACCATGGCAACCTTTCCCACACTGACACCATCAAGCCGGACCTTTACGCCAGGTCGGCATCCGCACTCGGAGATTCGCACGCTTGACGGCCTTCAAGCCCGAGTGCGTACTAGCAACGTCTTATTGGAGCAACGCCTACGACTGACATTTGTGGCGCTGACCGAGACCCAGATGCTCAGTGTTCGCAGCCACTACAACGGCCAACAAGGCCGGTTCCTGTCTTTCGCTATTCCCGACAGCTTGTTAAGCGGGATGGCAACACCGGCCAGCTTTACACCAACGGGTTACAGCTGGATTTACGCCAGCACACCTCAAATCGAAGACATTGGCTTACAACGTTACACCGTCAGCATCGAGCTTGTAACTGTACCTCCCGAGGGCGCGAATATCTCTGGCGGCAGTTTTGCGCTGCAGTTGACCTTCCAAGGCGGCGCCGGCCTGATACTTGTCAACGGTAATGCTACGGGCTGTGATCTAACTATTACTGTATCTTTCCAAGCTGCAGTCATAAATGTGTTGAAAACAAGCAACGCATTTACAACGCTTGGAACAACAAGTTTCTTCTTTAATCCTTACGGGTATGAATTTACCGTGGGTGCAAGGCCGCTGGTCGTATACGCTCTCGGCTGTGTTACCGGAAACACAACCGAGCGAGTGCGTATAAGCCGGACAAGCACTAACACCGTCGTTGCATCTGCCGATATTTCCAGCAACGGCATAGTCGGAACACAGAATATCACGCCTGTAACCTTGGAAGCAAATACTCAATACACTATTTGGTATCAACATCCTTCGAACATATCTCGAAATGTTTATAAAGACATCGGAGGACCCACATTTGATCCCGCAATTACACTTAATAGGTATGTGTTTGGCGGCTCCAGTGGGATGCCAACTTCTCTTTTTGGCGGCACCGGAACCACCGCAGCACGCTTTATCTTCAGCGACACCGATGCCTATGCCCCCGGCATAAACTTGACCGTTACACTATCCTTTGTTGCAGGGCAGCTAAATGACACCCAATTTAATAATGTCAGCCTGCTCCTTCACATGAATGGAGCCAACGGCAGCACTACGTTTACCGACAGTAGCTCCAATGCGCTGACTATTACCAGGAGTGGTGACGCTCAAATCAGTACAGCTCAAAGTAAATTCGGCGGGGCAAGTGGAGCTTTTGACGGCAGTGGAGATTACATCAGCTTCCCGTACTCAGCTTTATTTGCTTTTGCCGCCGGAAACTTCACAATCGAAATGTGGCTTTACCGGCAAGGTCAAAGCGCAAATTATTCGCGGCTTTGGGGCGCAAATGGCGATGTATTTCACGAAGCCGATATAAGCATCGACCCGAGCGGAGTATTGGGTTGCTATGGAACAACGAATGGTACGACATGGAACGCATGGGCTGCGGCCAGCATTGCGACCATAGGTTCAAACACATGGACACATATAGCCCTAGTCAGAAATGGGGGCACCGTGACAATGTATGTCAACGGCACTGGTACGGCACTAACAACGACACTGGGCACAACGGCTTTGACCACGGGCACCGGAGGAGCAACTACACGCACAATCGGAAGCCAAGCAGGTACTGACCGTCCATACTTCGGCTACATCGATGAAGTTCGCGTCACTAAAGGTTTTGCCCGCTACACCGCCAACTTCACGCCGCCAACTGCACCGTTCCTAGATTCATGATCCTGCTAGCCTAAAACCACAACGAGTAGCACCATGGCTTCCCTGATTTACAACTCGGCTATTGATGACATGGCGCGTGGCGCCATTGATTTCGACACCGATACCTTCTACGCCATGCTGGTCACCTCGACCTATGCCCCCAACAAGGACACCGACCTGAAGCGCAGCGCAGTGACCAACGAAGTGGTTGGCACCGGCTATACCGCAGGCGGCGTTACTTCAGCCGTCACCGTCACCAAGGACACCGCGCTCGACAAGGTAACCGTTGCGTTTGCGGCGGTCTCCTGGCCGAGTAGTACCATCACCGCACGCGGTTGTGTGTACTACAAGTCTCGTGGCGGGGCATCCAGTGCTGATGAACTGGTGGCGTATAACGACTTCGGCTCTGATGTTGCAAGCGCGGGCGGGACTTTTACAGTCGGTATTAGCACCATTACGTTGCAGAACTAATGGCAACGTTCCCTGAGCTGGAACCCAACACGAGGTCGTATGACTTCGGAGTGTTTCCGCTGACAGAGGAACCAAGCCTAAGTGCCGGCATCGTGCGGTTTCGGCACAGCACCACACCCCAAAACTACCAACTGACACTGGGTTATACCGCAATCAGCGACGCACAGGCCACGCTGATCCGCAACCATTACCAGGGTCAAGGCGGCGGTTACCGTTCATTCCCCCTGCCACCGATCATCTGGAAAGGCCACACTTTCAGCGGCAACATTGCTCCCTACACAATGCTGTGGCGCTACAGCGAAACACCAGAAGAAGAGCATCTAACCGTTGGCCGAATCAATGTCACCATCGCTCTAGTGTCTGATGGAACTGTCGATCCCGACTTTGAAGTGACTGCTAGCATCGCAGCAGGCATTGCAACTGGAGCCTGATGGCCGTTAAATCAAAGGTTGGCACTGGCCGGGTAGAGCACAAGCCAGGTCCGCCTAAAACCACGTCCATCGGCTACGGTCAGCATAGTCGTCCGCGTCGCCGTGGCCGTAAACCACTGCGCGGTCAGGGCCGGTAGTTACAATGTAGGTGTAGCACTGCTGTCATGATCGAAATCATCGCCGCAGTAGCTGGCGCCAGTATCTCCGTTGCGGCAATGGGCGCTGCGGGGTTTTCGCGTAGAAATGACGAGGCACGAGACGCCGTAATCCGACTCACTTCAGCAGTGGAGCACATCGCCACGCAACTCGAAGTGTTACATAACGACATCCGCGAAGAACGCAAAGAAACCTTTGGCCGCCTAAATGGCGTCGAACAGCGAGTCACCAAGCTGGAAGCTAAAGACAACTGGGACGGCGGCGATAGGCGCATTAGGTCATAGCTTAAACTAGAAGCACATCCGCACGGTTGACCGTGGATTTTCTGTCTCATCCGGCTTTCTGGGTCGTTGTCGCTGCCGCCAGCGAACTGATCGCTCTCAGCCCCCTCAAGAGCAACAGCGTCATCCAACTGGTGTTCCAAGTCCTGACGTTTATCAAGGGAAAAAACGCCTGATCGGCTTTGTCGAGCCCGGCTGGCAGCGTGAACTGGAACGCACTATTCGCAAGTGGTGGTTCGAGAAAACGCTGCCAGCCAAGCTAGACAAGGCCGAGACTGACTGGCACGCAACCCAACCACCTGCTACCCCACCACCTGTTGTGGTGGAGCACCCCATCGACGAAAAGCTGCAAACTGGCGAAAGCCGCTTGTTAGGCGGTCCTATGAGTATCCACGCACCCTGGCGCCGTGACTAAATCGCCTATCAAATTGCTTGACCTGTGTCGATTTTACAAACACGGCACACCGCATCAAATGGCGGCCATTTCTGAGCTGCAAGAGGCGATACTAAAGGTTGATGCTTCATTGCTTAATCGCGATCAACCATGGTTTAAGACCTGGAGTCAGGCAGGGAAGCAGCCTGACTCTGATCGGCCTACGTGGTTTCAACCAGCCCGCAAGATTGTGGCCGAGTTTGAAGGCTGCGAGTTAAAGCCGTACTTTTGTCCAGCTGGAATCGCAACGCAGGGCTTTGGCCGCACTGGTCCCACTATCAAGATTGACGGGCCAGCGATTACGCAAGAGCAAGCTGACCAATGGCTAGCTGAAGACCTGCAGCGGTTTGCAGATGGTGTTCATCGACTTATTCCTGCATCCGCGCAATGGGGCGCTAACCAGCAGGCAGCTGTAATCTCGTGGGCCTATAACGTAGGTCTTGGTGCAGTGGAAACCAGCACGTTGCGCAAACGCATCAATGCTGGTGAGGCTGCTCATGTTGTAGTGCGAGAGGAGCTGCCTCGATGGAATAAAGGCGGCGGAAAGGTGCTTGCTGGCCTTGAACGGCGACGTGCTGCTGAGGTGGCTTTATTTACTGGCACTAGTTGGGTATCACAACAGCCAATGCCTAAGTTTGCGCCTACTGCACCGTTTTCAACGCTTATTACTCCGCACATTGCCTATGGTGAGCTGACATTAAATGAAGAGCGGCGGCGGTTTGTTAATCAAGGCCAATGCGATATCGCCGCTGAACTGTGCGCCTTCATCGAGAAAGCGAGAGCGCAGTTCGGTAATAAGCCAGTTATCATCACAAGCGGTCATCGGCCACCAGCAATAAATCAAGAGGCCGGTGGTGCCAGTAATTCAGAGCATCTTTATAAGACAGGATGCGGCGCGATTGACTTCTACATTCAAGGTGTACCAGTCAAGATGCTTCAAGACTGGTGCGATAAAGAATGGCGGTATTCACTTGGTTACGGCGCACCTATGGGTTTTGTGCATTTAGGTATCCGTGCTAGTCGGCAACGTGTGCGGTGGAATTATTAGCAATCATTTGGTGATAAAACACTTTTGCTTGCCATTCCTGCTGATGCTCCTTGCACATGCCAGCGGCGCAAACACGCCATAAATTGCCAACATGTTCAATCGTGATACAATCCAAGCGGTGTTCCATGCAGCTCCTTTCCTTTGCTTAGCATGAGCTTTAGTCTAAGTAGAGCAGCGCGCTCAATCTGCTGAAGCCGCGTACCCGATACACCTGTTGCAATCTCTAGCTCGCGCCATGAAACAGGACTTTGCAATCGGCGACTTGTAATGATGTATTTTGATCTATTGTCAAGATATTTGTCCATTAAGTCCAACATTTCTTGCGCCTGATGGCTAATGCTAAGATCGTCATAGTCAATCGTTGATTGTGGGTCAGCGATCATATCAATAATTGAAACATTATCTGATGATGCGGGCACTGCGTCAAGACTGCATACCGCGTAACTGCGCTGCATGGCATCATATATTTTGGCGACTCCAATTCCAATTTCATTGGCGATTTCTGTCAATGTCGGCACTCGGCCTATCTTGTGCCCCAAGTCTGAATAGGTTCTAGCAATCTTAGTCATCAATTCATTCAATCCAGTTGGCAATCGAATCATTGCGTCATTTTGCAACAACGCTCTTTGAATACCTTGTTTAATCCACCAATAGGCGTAAGTGCTGAATTTATAGCCGCGTGAATAATCAAATAATTCAACGGCGCGAGCCAGGCCGATATTGCCCTCTTGAATGAGGTCCATGATCTCAAGCGATTTGCGCTTGCGGCCTTCGTACTTTTTTGCGACATGCACAACAAGCTGCAAGTTGCATTGAATAAACCGCTCGCGTGCGCGCTGGCCACTACGTATAAGCCGATCCTCCTCTGTGGTCAGTGCGCGCTCCAATTGCTGCAGTTCGCGCATCTTGGCAATCCGTCTGCCGTACTGGATCTCTTGGTCCACCGTAAGCAATGGATACCTCGCAATTTGATTAAGGTAATCCTTTAGCGCTGACATGATGAATCCACTGATCCATACAATGGAAGCACAATTCCATGGCGCAGCCAATGCGAGCGCATTGCGTGAGCTGCATAAATGCGGCGACATGAATGGTCTGCTTGAATATGCGTTGCTATTGGCTGAGGCGGAAGCCAGCCAGCGGTCGCAAATCCACTGGCTAACAAAGGAGGCAATGTCATCACGCGGCGGCGTCCAGCGGTGGCATATCGATACGGCCAGGGAATTGCTTGGAGGGTGAAACCATCAAGTCGTTATTGTAATGCCCCACGTCTGCATAGCTGATTGCAGGCTTGCTACTCATGCGGAAAAATACCATCTGCCCAATTTTGAGCCCTGGATAGATCGGCAACGGTTGCAGTTGACGGGCATTTTTTAGCTCTAGCGTCAATGCGCTGCCATGCCAACCTGGATCGGCATATCCAGCATGTAGATTTTCGTAGCCTTCCCGCGCACGGCTTGACTTAAGGAAAAACAGTCCAGCAATATCTTCTGGCATGTTGAATGTCTCCATCGTCTGCGCAAGAATAAATTGCCCCGGCACCAACTCGTAGGGATGCTCAGCTGTGTAATGGCTAATGTCCAGCGGAATCATTTGATGTGAAGCGACGGATTCCAGCATGACCATATTGCCAAGGCGCAAATCAATGCTGGCTGGATTGATTAGATCAATCTTGTAGTTTTGCACCATGCCTTTGTTTGCGAGTGCGTTAATTTCGTGATCAGCAAGAATGGTCATTTCAAATGATGGTTTTGGTGTTGTCAGTAGTTTGCTTTTTGGCTGGTGCCTCGTAGCCCCATGGTGTTAGAAACTCGCGCACTGCCGCGCCGGTAGGTAAATTACCAGGCCATTTCAAAGCCCGTACAGCTTCATTTGCTGTAGCGCAAAGTTGCGCCATCCGCCCTTCAGTGAAAACAACAAAGACGTAACAGCCACTATCTTTGTAATATACAACGCCGACGCTGGTACGGCGATCTGGTGTACTCCAGTAAGTAGCTCGATCATCTGCCATCAAGAAAACTTGATAATGCGGAATCCATCAACTCGCTGCATGGATTTGTTTTTCCAATGCACCGCGTCATATGGCAAAACTGTCTCAACCGCATAGAACAAGTGAGCGCAATCTTTGCAGATACGCTGGCGGATAATAGTCTTAACCGTCTCTTGGCGAGTGTTCATAACCCTAGTGTATTTGCCGTTACAATTAGGGCAATTCATTTTGCATTAGCTCCATTAGCTCAAGCATGTACGCAGCAAAGCCAACGTGTGTCATAACTGCATGGGTGCCGGGAGGGCGCCCGTAGGACGCCTCCCACCACTCCTTAAATGCAGCTTCAAGGGTGGTTTGGTTCATTAGAACACTGCCTCTTCGCTAGCGGCAGCGCCACGAGGCATAAACTCAAACCGAGCGATGCTAAGCACGTGCTTGCTGCGCTTAGCGCCAGTTTCTTTGTCGCTCCACTCTTGGCGGCGCAGATTGCCGCTTACAAGAATGCTGTCGCCTTTCTTGAGTTTATCGACGATCAGCTCAGCGGACTTGCCCCATGCTTCGCAGTCAATGGCGTTATTGATCCAGTTGCCATCTTTGTCCTTGCCCTCTTGGATGCCACCAGCAAAGTTGGCGACCATGGTGCCGCTATCAAAGGTGCGCAGTTGAGGTTCGGTGATGATCCGAACGATGCCAGTTGCGTACAGACTCATGTTAGTTAAGTGGAGTGATGGAATTGGCTTCTTCAAAAGCCAGGACTTGAGCTAGTGGATACCGCACCCGTGGCGTACCGGCTGGAAAGCCAATACGCGGGATGGTGTAGTAGCTAGGCCCAATGCCGCGTGCGCGTTGGTTTTTGATGGCCGCTGGTTTTAGCCCCCAACGCGCTGCCAGTTGCTCAGTGGTGAGATACGGTTCAGTCATCAGCGAATGGATCCTCATCTGTAGGTGCAGCCAGCTCTGACTCCTTAGCCAGTGCCAACTCAAGCAACTGCTGGTTTTGGTCATCGCTTAGGTCACCCTTGCGGGTCTCCATGCGCTTGGTTACCTCCTGCAGCTTGGCCATGGTGTCAGCCTTGGCAATGGCAGCCTTGCCAGCATTGAACACTTTTGCATCACCTGCAGCTTTGGCAGGCAATGCAGGCGCAGTGGTCACGGTGACCGGCTCCACCTCGGCTTGCTGCATCTCATCGGTGCTGTAGACACCTGACATGTCGGCAGGAAATGCCTTGCGTAGCGCCAATGCCTCAGAGCACTTGGCGATCATCGCGGCACCCATCTTGGACCACAGCCCCTGGCCAGCGTTGTAATCCGCAAAGCGAGCGACACCCACAAAAGGATGCTGGCTGCCTTTGCGGTGGATGACGGTCTTGGCTGCAGCAGGCGGCTTGCTGCCAAGCCATACATCAGACCATTGGCCGTCTTCACCGCACCAGTACGTCTCGCTGCCGTCCAGTTGGCCGGTGCGCTCAGCAATAGCACGCAAGCCGTCGATGCCAGCTTGGATGGTCATCTTGCCGCCACGCTTGATGGCGTAAATCTGCTTGCTGAACGGATCTAGCCCAGTGCGCTGGCAGGCATAGGCAAACAGCCGCAACTCGTCATTGCTGCAGCCTGGGGCGATAGTGGTTGAAATCAGCTGGGTTTGCTCTGGAGTCCAGAGCGTCAGGTTAGAAGTCATCAGAGGTCATGGTTGAATCATTACGCAGCGCCCATTTAGGCATTGCGATGGTGTCGCAGGTGGTGGTGTAGCCCGGCCATTCATTGATGGCGCGACAGTCGCTGATGGTTTGCAAGCCGATGCGGCATTGCTCATTACCAGCAGCCATGGCGTCAGCATCCAGCTCATACACGCCAACGGCATAGGGATAGGTCTTCTCCACTGCGATGAAGACAAACCGATCCGCGAAGGTGCCGTTGAGGTAGTGCGCCGCCTGCGTATGGTAGCCGAAGGTGGCGCAAGTGCGAGCAAATGCGCCAGCGCTTGCGTCCTGGCAAGTCTTTAAGTCCACCAGGGTGGTGCCTTGATACCAGTCAGGGCGGCATTTGCACCGCTGGCCGGTTGCCTTGTCATCCCACCAAAAGGACTGCTCAGCCTTGCCATCAGCCAGCAGCGCTGCGGCATATGGATGCTCGCGGACGCTGGCAGCCATGCTGAGCGCAAGCGCCATGTCGGATTCGGTGACAGCTTCAATGCCATTAGCGGCCATCTCCGCTGCCTGCTCTTTACCGGCTTTGGTGTTGCGTGGTCCGCAGACGCCATAGCGCTGCAGCAACTCATCAGGTTCCAGCACTGCGCAATGAGCGAGGCTACCCAACCGCATTGCTGCGGTTGGTTCCATCGCTGGGCGCTGCGGATCTAGGAACCGGCTCCAGTAGTGGTAGGGCGACTGCAGCACTGCCTTTAGGTGGCTGGCGCTAATGGCTGGGTCGGCGTGATATTCGGCGTTGGTGGTCATGCTGCGATCCCACTGCGCATGGTGCGGTGCAGCCTGCTGGCAGTGCCGTAGGTGGCGACCATCTCAGGGAATGCAACAAGGATGCGGCGCTTGTTATTGGGGTCTGCCGCAAGGCCAGCATTGCCCAATGCTTGATAGAAGCTGCCGGCGTACTTGCTGGCAGTGACAAAAGTCCAGTAGATGTCGGATTCGCTCATGGCTTGAGGTTGGTGTTGCAGGCAGGGTGCTGGTGATGCGCCAGTGTCGCTTGGTCGCGGCCACCGGCGTAGCCAGCGGCATAGATGGCGAACATCACCACCAATACGGTGATGCGGTTGATCCAAGGGTTGCCGATCATGATGCAAGCGCCACACGGACGCGGTAACGGGTGATATGCAGGTGATTAGCAATGCGGCGTTGGCTCCAGCCGTAGCTGTGCAGCCGCTTGGTGCGTTGCTCGGTGCTCTCGGTGGCCCACAGCAGCACTAGCAGCGGCAGTAGCAGCAGGGCGAGGATTAAGGCGAGGGTTGTAGTCATGGTTGGGGTCGCAATGTGATGCCGGATTGGGTGCGGCTCCGGCGGGCCGCGTGGGGTTAAGCGATGCAGGCGTTGGCCAGCATCTCATTGGCGGTGTTGAGGCGCTGGAAAAGCTGCGGCAGGATGTGGAAATGACGCTCGCGCTTGGCGGCTTCAATCATGCCCAGAGTTTCGTTGCGGAACTCTTGCCACTCTTGACGCTGTGACTTGCGTGCAGGCTTGGCGGCTTTAATGATGACCGGGGCGCAGACTTGCTTGCGGTTGTTGGCCTTCCATGCAGCCAGTTCAGCAGCGGTCATGTTGGCGGTGATGGAGGCGCGGGTCATGTCTCTTGGGTTGGGGTGGAAGCTCTCGCCTCCTGTCCCTGCATCCTACACCCTATTCCGCCGTGGTCAACCCTAGTCCCTGTTGCATCGGCAACAATCCGTCACATATCCAGTCGCTACCCTGCCGGCATGGATGACCGCCAGATACAGCACCTCATCAACCACGCCATCCGCGAGCATGAGCTGCGCGTGGCGCTGTGGTCAGGGTTGCTTGGCCTGCTGCTGCTGCTCGGCACCTGGCACGCTATCTGGCTTTGTAAATAAACGGCGGCCTTCGATACGGTTTCAGATGCAGCACCGCTACTGCATCACCGCGTCCATCCTTGCGGGTAGGACCGACCGCCAATAAAAAAGCCCGCCGAAGCGGGCTAGCGCATCACCGTTCCAGGTCGTATTCCAGGTCGCTGCAGGCATCTAGCAAATCCGAGAGTGGTCCTGAGCTGCACAGCTCGTCCCACTGCTCTTCAGAGCAGAAATTCCGCAGCGCTTGGAATGCCGTGACCACGCGATCGGCAGTGCCGAGTGCAGTGGCCAGTTCCTGCAACTGGGTTGCGAGTGTATTCATTTTTCTATGTGCGGTGGATCGCCGCCATCTCTGGCGACCTGCTCACTATATCACCGTGCTCAACCATGGTCAAGTCAGCAGTGTTTCGGCATCCTCGACGCTTCTGGCCACACCAGCGATGCCACCTGCTGCCTGCACTGCATCCAGCCACTGCCGCTGCTCTGGCCGCAGTCTGCCGGTAGCGGTCTTGACTTCGATGCTGGTGAAGACGGCG